CTCCTGTTGATAACCGTCGTTACACAATGCGTGACATCGGTAAACTGGAGAAGCGTATTGAGCGTCTTGAGTATTATACTACTCTTAGTATTCTTGAGCAGCAAGCTCTCAATATGCAGGTCAAAGATGAAGTGGGTCTTGACAGATTTAAGTCTGGTTTCTTTGTTGATAACTTCGAAGCACATAGTGTTGGTAATCTAACTTCACTTGATTACACATGTGCTGTTGATCCACAGCAATCTGTTCTTCGCCCACAATCAAAAGAAGACAACATCAAACTAGTCGAAGTCAACGTAAGAGAAGATCAGAGAGCAGTTTCTGGATATAAGAAAACTGGTGATGTGGTAACGTTACCATATTCTCAATTGGATCTTCTGGGGAATGAGTTTGCATCTACAAAAATTAATCCAAATCCATTTGTAGTTCTCCAGTACGTTGGAGATGGTGAATTGTCTCCATCTATTGATCAATGGTATGATCAAAATGAGGAACCATTGGTAGTTGATACTAATACTAGTTTGTTCAACATTTTCTTGGCGAAAGATAATGTTAAAGAAAGTTTTTCTAGTATCCACAATTCATTTGTAGTTAATTGGGTTGGTTCCGCACCTTCATTTACTTCAATCAACTCTTTGGGTGAAGTAAATACTCAACAATCTTCTGCAACGGTTCAGGCAGCATCTCTAGGAAGTTCTTCTAATATCAGTCCACAAAATAATGATGTTGGTAAAGGAGTTCAAACTAAAAATGTGAGAGGCAATCTGGTTTCAAATTCCCTTTCATTCTTTGCAAGAAGTCTTCCTATTAAATATGTTATCAGAAGAATGAAGCCCAATACGAAGATGTATGTCTTCCTAGAAGGAAGAAATATTAATCGTTGGGTAAATCCAGATCTAAGATTTACTGGCATCGCTGGTAGCTCTTTATCAGCATTCAATGGTCCTATCACAACTGATGAATATGGAAATGCATCTGGTCTGATTATTCTTCCTGCTGGATATCCACCACTAGAAAATGCAACTTGGACTGGAGATGTTGATACAGTTGGATATGATACAAGTGCAGAAGAAGTATCTATTACTTCTGGTATCTTAACGTTTAGATTTACTTCAAGTGCAAGTAATGCATCTAAGGAAGAAGTAGATAGCTACACTGAGGTCAAGTATTATGCTACTGGTATTCTACCAGAAAACCCAGGCAGCATTGTTTCGACTAAACCTTCTTACTTCAAGTCTAATGAAGGTGTTCAGTTAATCGAAAGCAACACTGATAACCCTGTCAGACCTAATCCACTAGCGCAAACTTTCAAGGTTGAGAACTTAGAAGGTGGTTGTTTTGTAACTGGTGTTGACCTTTACTTCAGTAAGAAGAGCACTAATATTCCAGTCAAGACATACATCACTAATGTGGATGCAGAAAAACCAGGAAAAAATATTGTTCCTGGATCTGAAAAAACACTATCACCAAACACCTTTATCAAGTGTTATGCAAACAGCGACGTTGCTGTATTTAAAGGTGAGAATGTTACTGGTGTAACATCTGCTGCTTCTGGTCCAATTCTCAAAATCTTTGATAAGAACAATGTAGAGTTGGTTGCTTCTGCGGTTGGAAAATATAGTCTTACTAACGAACAAGTTTATACATTTGTCCTCAGTAATCATAATGGTAAGTCATTTGTCCAGAATGAAGATCTATCAATACCTTCTGTAACTACAGCAAATGCTACACAAGGAACCACTGGAAAAATTACCATTGCTAAGGACAGTGGAAAAGTTTCTAAAGTTAGAGTTACTAACCCTGGACAAAATTATGATAGTGCAATTTTAACTATCGAAAGTCCACAACTTCCTGGTGGTTCTACTGCTACTGCTGCTATTAAAGTATCAGGTGGTAAGATTTACAATGCAGAAGTCTCACTTTCTGGATTTGGATATACCGAAGCTCCTTCAGTCGTCGTCAAAGGCGTCGGAAATGGCGCTGGAGGATGCGAAATCCAGACCTTCATTGAGATTGATACACCAGCAGTTAGAATGGGCGTAGCGGTCGATAATGAAGGAGTTACGCAATCCACAACTCCAACATTCTTCGAGTTTGAAAATCCAGTTTATCTACAAGATGGTAGTGAGTATGCTCTTGTTGTAGAAACAGATTCTACCGATTATATGTTATGGGCATCTAAACTAGGTGCTACTGATATCGCTACTAGCACTGTCATTACATCACAACCTTCTCTTGGATCTGTTTATAAGTCTCAAAATACTGAAAGTTGGACAGAAGACATTTTTGAAGATCTTAAATTCACTCTATATCGTGCAGAATTTGATATCTCAAAACCAGCAGAGTTGCGTTTGAAAAATGACAATCTTGGATATGAACTTTTAGAAACCAATCCATTTGAAAGTAATGCCAGTGCAAATACAAATGCATCATCTAGGTTGTTTAAAAATAACAATGCATTGGTAAAAGTTAATCACAGAGATCATGGTTTTGAAACATCTGGAAAGTCTTATGTTTTCTATAGATCAGCACTGGAGACTGGAGGCGTTACTGCTGACATTCTGAATAGCAATCTCTTCCAAGTTTCTAATAGTGGTGTTGACACATACAACATTACTTCTACTGCGGATGCTTCTAGTAATGCATTCGGTGGTGGAACAATGGTTTATGCATCACACAATAGAAAGTTTGAAACTTTATATCCTCAAGTAAATTACCTCTCTTTCACGGGAACAAAACTTGAGAACTATGTTAAGACTACCAATGTAGTTCCTGTTGATTCTTCGACAACAAATTATACATCATATTCACAAACTGGATATGAAAGAACTTTCTTGAATGAATCACAATACTTCACAAATCAAAAACTAGTTGCATCAGAAATCAATGAGACACTAAACAACATTGATCAATCTTTAGAATATAAGATGGTTCTGTCTTCGACAGTCTCCCATCTTTCTCCCATGATCGACTTGTCTAGTGCTTCAGTCAAAACTTCTAGCACTAGAATTGAAAATGCTTCTGGTCAAGAAGACAGATTTGGCAGAAGAGACCAGATTATTAAATTCTATCCAGTATACCAATTCCAACTTGCTGGAAATGGTGAAACTGAAATTCAAGCTGGTCAAACAATCAAAGGTAAAACAACCAAAGCATCAGGAACTATTGCTAGAGTTAATGGTGCAGTTGTTTATGTTCGTGTCAAGACATCACAGTTCTTCCAGATTGGAGAAGGTGTTTCTCTAGGTAATCAAGCATCTCTAACTAATGTTACTGTTGATTCAAACCCAGTAGAACTATTCTTTGATATTGAAGATGGTGCTACTATTGTTGCTCGCAACCCATCTGTTATTCTTCAAACTTATGATAATAAGATTACAGGTAAAGCAGTAATTTGGAACAATAAAACACAAGAGTTAAGATTGAGAGTTGATATTCAACCAATTAATGGTGACTTCAATGGAAGAATTATTGATAATGCGGCATTCTCAAGAAATGCTCAAACTTCAGAACAAGTTTCTGATATCTTCCGTGTAGGTGATTTTGTTAAGTATGCTTCACAGGAAGATACTGATGCTTCTTATCTAGAAGTTGGAAGTATTACATATTCCGATGGTATTGATTTTGTTGCCGAAAATTCTTCTAAGAATAGTTCGGGAATTGCTAAGTATGTAACTAAGGAAGTATTCATCGCAAATCCTGGAACATCTGTTGATGTTAGACTAACTGCTAACGTCAAAGATATTTCAAACATCAGAGTTCTCTATAGATTTAAGAAAGCATCTAGTCAAGAAAACTTTGAAGACATTGATTGGGAATATTTCAATTCCAATGGAGATCCAGATACATTAGAAATCGCTTCTAGCGAAAACAGTATTTCTGGATCAGTTGAAAAGCAATCTTCATATCAAGAGTTGAAGTACAGTGTTGCGGATCTTCCAGAATTCTCTTCATTTGCAATTAAGATTGTAATGAAGACTGTTGATCCAGCATTTGCTCCTAAAATCCAAGACATTAGAGCAGTAGCATCTTTCTAATTTCCGCGTATGGGATACATCAAAGTTGAAGGGCATGATGGTCTCGTTAGAGACGAGACCACAGGTGCCATCTTGAATCATGACAGTTCTGCCATCGAATCTAGGCGCAAGTTGAAGCGTCTCAATTCCGCGTTGGATGACATAAATATGTTGAAGAATGAAATCTCTGAAATTAAATCACTACTGAGAGAGTTAATCAAAAATGGCAGTTCTTAGATCCGTTGCAAAGACAGATACCTTTGAAATTCAAAGGCAAACGATCAACTCCATTGGACAAGATTTATACAATCTTTCCTCTGGTTCAGCCTCTCAAACTTTTGGGGGAATTCTATTATTAGATGGCACAGTTTCCGCGCCGTCGTTTGCATATGATAGTGAAAATTCTTTAGGTCTGTATAGAAAAACTCTTGGTGTTCTATCTGCTGCATCATCTGATAAGGACATTGTAGATTTAGCACTTACAGGAACTGTATACTATACAGATGTAAACTTAAGAAAGTATTTTCTTGCAGACGAAAATCTAACTATTACATCTCCTGGTTCTAGTTACAGTATAGGTGATTACACTAATATTCCTCTTTTGGGTGGAAGTGGTTCTGGTGCTACTGTTGACATCTCGGTAACAGATTGGGTTGGTTCTATAACCAATGCTGGATCTGGATATACAGAAGGATCATATAATGGTCTTTATCCATATGTTATTTCGGGTGCTGGAAATGATGATGCCATTTTCACCATCACTGTCGATGAAAACGGTAATGTAAGTTCTGTTACTGTAGAACAATACGGAACTGGTTACACACAAGGAACCGTTCTCGGATTATATGGAGCGACCACTTCTGCTACTACATTATCAACTATCGATTATAACGTCACGGTAAGTGATACATCAACTATCTTAGTAAACTCCGTAGTAACAGGAACAGGAATTGCAGAAGGAACTATAGTTGCATCTATTGTTGATGGAACAACTCTAGAGCTATCTGCATATCCAGAGGTAGATGGAGCATCAACTCTAACCTTTACCCCACCATATGGCGGTGGAAGTAATTTCCAATTTACAATTTCTGCAGTTGCTGGTGTAGGAGTAGTAACTGTTACTGATGGTGGTAATGGTTATGCAGTTGGAGACACTTTAACTGTAGCAGATGCAAGTCTAACTGTACCAATTGAATATGTTGTTTCTGATCTTTCGGTTCAAAGACTTACATTCGTTGAAACTATTGCTGCTGGCACTTTTAGTGTTGGTGGAACTCTAGAAATTTCAACACTAGATGGAACACAATATAATATTGTCGAAATTGAAACTTCTGGTGGAAATATTACATCTGTCGTATTACAAGATTCCTTTTTCGCGTCAACAGAACTTGTAGCATATAATGGTTCAGCAACTCCTACCTATACCGTAGATGTTGTTACCGAAGAATTTAGAGCAGGAATTGATATTGGAGATGGCAATGGAGCGCAATTCACTCCAAACCTGACTTTATATGAAGATGCTACATATGAGTTTACATATGCTGCTTCTAATACATTCACTCTTAGTGAAACACAAGATGGTCCTACAGAATATGCACCATCAACAGTAATTAGAGACACAGAGAATTATACATTAACTGTAACAGTAACTGACAGTTTCCCATCAACTTTATACTATTTTAGCACAGACAATCCAAGTTATGGAGGATCTTCTTCCATAACTATTGATCCTAACAATCCTAGTCCACCAGGAACTGGTTTCCAAGTATTAGTAAGCACTATCAGTATTCTTGATAGTGTTGCTCTCGATATCATTGATGGCAGCGTAACTGCACTTGATGTAATTACACAAGAATTAACAGCAACTACTGGAACTGTATCTACATTAACTTCCACAAGTGGTGATGTTGAAAGTCTTAAAGTCACGACTTTGGAAGACAAAGGATCTGGAATTGCTGTTACCACTGGTGGTTCTACCAACATCACACTAACTCCTGGAAATAGTGTTAATGTTGGTGGAGCACTATCGATTGAATCTGCTACTGGTAATTTAACCACTAGCGGAGTATTGAAGTCTACTGGATCAATCAATTCAAACGATCAATTACAGATTTCAACAAATGAAATTGCATCTCTAGGAACTTCAGATGTTGTTCTTGCTCCAATAGCAAATACAAATGCTAAAGTTAGTGGCACGATGTCACTAATTATTCCATCTGGAACTATTGATGAGAGACCACAAGGAGCAAAAGCAGAAAGTGGTTCAATTAGATTTAACACTGAAACGCAGCAGTATGAAGGATACAATGGTATTGCTGCAGCATGGTCATCTCTGGGTGGTGTAAGAGACGTTGATGGTAATACATATATTCTTGCTGAAGAATTTACTGGTGCGAATGACAATACTTTCTGGTTCTACAACGGAGGAACCAATAGTCTAACTATTAGTCAAACAGAAATTAATTTAAAGTCTGCTAACAAGTTTAAGTCTACAGACGTATCGACATACACAGCATGGGCAGCAAACACATACTATGGTCTTGGAGAGTTCTTATATCAAGATACTAATGTATATGAAGTAACTGTTGCTGGTCTATCTGATGCAATTGCACCAACTCATGAAACTGGTGCAGTATCTGCTAATGGAGGAACACCAACCATTGCTGGTGCTATTGCAGCATTTGATGTTTCAACCCCATCTGGAAATAATGCGGTAGGAACATATAGCTATGATGATACTTATGGTGCTGCACAATTTGAAATTGTATTCCAACTCGGAACAGTTGAAGTAAATCTTTTAAGTCAAGGAACTGGTGGATATTCTACCAGTGGTGGGGGAGCAGATAATATTATTACTATTCCTGGTTCTGTTATTGGAGGAACTGACGGGGTTGATAATCTAACTATCACAATCACGGAAATTGCTGTTGCACTTGAACTAACTTGGTATGGAACTACTGCAGGAAACATTGAATTTGAAGATGTTAATGAAGTAATCTTTACCGACAGCACAATCCATGCGTCAAACACCGTCACTGGAAGAGATTTATTAATAACTGGCGAAGAGATTGAGGGAGATGGAAACCTTTCTATTAAAATTCCAGATGGTTCAAATCTTGTAGTAACAGCAACGGGATCTCTTGCAGTTCCAGTTGGAGATAATTTGCAGAGAGGAACTCCTGTTGCTGGTTCTATTAGATACAACAATGAAATTAACCAGTATGAAGGATACAATGCTGCTGCTTCAAACTGGTCTTCTCTCGGTGGAGTAAGAGACGTTGATGGCAACACTTACATTATTCCAGAATCTAGTGCTGGTGCTAATGAAAATATTCTATATTTCTACAATAACGACGACAACACTTTACAAGTAACACAGTCTGAAGTTCTCTTTGGAACTATTGATACTATTACTTCTACGAGTAATGCACTCAACATTAATGTTGAAAATGTAACATTTAACAATCTACATTCTGGAATTGATGTATCAGATGCTACAACTACTCTTGTATATTCGTCGGTAAACAATTTAGATTTTGGTCTTAGCACGGGTTTAACAGTTGATACTGTTCTTAGACTAAACGACGCTGGTGAAATTCTTCTAAACAAAGGATTTGGAACAGGAGTATTTGAAGGAGTTACATTTATTGATGCTTTCCTAAAAACTTTTGAATTGGATGACATTCAAATCAAGACAGATGATGTGGTTCTAACCAAAGGAACTACTGATACTGGAAGTGTTGTTTTGTATGACCCAACAGAAGCAAAGAGTACAAAGGTCATTGTAACTGCATATAACACGGTAACAGAAGACATTCATACAGAAGAAATTAGTGCGATCGTTAAAGGAACTGACCTATATACAGTTGAATACGGAACTAATAAAACCGTAAATCTTTTTGATACAACCGTAGATTTGAACGCAACTGGTAAAGTTCGTTTGTCTTTGGCATTGGATGCTTCTATTACTACTGGAGATATTGTCAATATTACAGTAGTTAGAACTAACGTAAAAAAATAGAGTAAACTAAAATGGCTTTAACAAACAACCCATTAGATTCTGGTCATGGTTTTTCCGTAGGATACACCCCAGTTATATCTGCAGATAGAGATCTACAGAATATTAATAGTTTGTCTATTCAAAATACAAACTATACAGATGCCATTAAAAATGATTATATTGTCAGAGGAGTAAACACAGGATTTATGACCTTAGATGGAAGCAATTTAATTGATCTTCCCAGCAGCACAATCAATTTCATCAATTCAAAAATCATTGGCATCAATACAACTGGTTCTGCATATTATTCAGTAAAATTTGAAACTATTGTTACTGTAGATGGATCAGGTGACGTTACTTCAAGATCAAATATTAAGAGCATCATTTCTGATAATGTTCCTTCGGATCAAACCTGGGCAGTAGATGAATACGATGGCGGTGCAAACAACAAATACAGTTATGCAACTACCAGATCTGGTGCTGCAGATAACGCGAAATGGATTGGATATATACAAGTCATAACTTGCACTTTATGATTTAATCTCGTAATAAATAGAACGAGGGATACAATAAAATCTTGGAGTTTCCAGTAAGATGAGTTTAGAATTTAATGCCGATAAGCAGGAGCTAAGGTCTTCAAATCTAAAAATTGCTAGTTCAGATGACTTAACAGTCCGTTCTGGTGCTGGAACAGATGAAAAGGAAATCATGCGTTTCCTTATTGACCCCACTAGTAAACTACCTAGGGTTGGTGTTAATAGAACTGGAAGAAGACTGGAATCGATTGCTGTTGATACCACTGGTAGTGGTTATACTTCAGTTCCTGACATTATTATTTCTGCTCCAGATGATCCTATCCTTGGTGTTCAAGCAACAGCAACTGCTACTGTTTTAGGAGAAGCGGTAAGTAGCATTTCTGTTGACAATCCTGGTTTTGGTTACTCCACTGCACCAACAATCACAGTATCTGGTGGAGGTGGTGCTGGTGCTTCGGCAACTGCAACTCTAGATACAGTTGACTATGAACTTGACGTTAATGGTGCTATTAGAACGTCTACATCTATCATTTCTGATACTGCAAGAATTCTAAACCTTGATATTGAAAACTTTGTTACTCCAGATATCAACTTTAGAGCTCCTGACCTAAAACTATTCTCTAATGCTGCTGGAAGTATTTGGGAAGCTTCTACAACATATCCTGAAGATACGTATCTATATTTCGGTGATAACGTTTACCGCGTAGAAAATACTGGAAGAACGGGCACCAATGCTCCATTGTTTAAAGATGGAAGTGCTGTTAACGGAGAAGTAACTCTAAAGCATATTGGATATAGAGTTGACGATCAAGAAAAACCATTTTATGGTCAAACAGTTTATCCAAGATCAGTAACTCCTCCTCTTGGTGATAGATCGGATAGAATTGCTACCACAGAATACGTCCTCAATCTAGCAACAAATGACGTTGGTGGTCGTGTTTATGTTTCACAAGAAATTGGAGATGATGCAAACACTGGTAGATCTGCTGCTACTCCAGTAAGAACTATCAAGAGAGCATGTCAGATTGCTACAGAAACTATCGGTGTAAAAGAAACCGTTATTATTTCTGGTGGTGATTATGCAGAAGATAACCCAATTTCAATTCCACCCGATTGTTCGGTTGTTGGTGATAACCTACGTCTGGTAATTATCAGACCAAAAAATCCCCGCAAACACATGTTTAAGTTTGCGGACAAGAACTACATCAGTGGAATTGTTTTTAGAGATAAACTAGATTCGGAAGGAAGAGCAGACGAAACGTGGGATTTCGCTGTTGCTTTTGACGATAAGCAAAGACTTTACTACGAACCAACTGCTGGTGGAGATTTTGAAAGAAACTTCCCCATTGGTCACCAAATTTTTGGTAAGCAGAAATATAGAATTACATTCCAAGATCATACTGGTATTGAAGTTGTTGGTGGAGAACCAGTTAGTTCTTTCCTAACAATTGGAGCAACAGTCCAAGGTGTTAACAGTAGTGCGATTGGTACTGTAATTGGTATTACATATGATTCTACAATAGCACCTGATGGATATACAACAGGTACTGTTGACATTGAAGTTGTCAGTGGATCGTTCAACTTTGCTGATATCTATCAGTATGACGTTGGAACAGATCCGAACATCACTACATATGAATTCGTTTCTAACGACCTAAGATCTATTCGTTCTGAGGGCGAAGTTGTATTCCATGGAACAGAACCAGGAATTCCAATTTCAATTACCAGAATTGATGGTTCTCTACAGGGAGACCCAAGCATCGCTACTGGTGGATTTGGCGGAGATGATGATCTTGGTGGTATTGTATTCTACACCAACCCAATCACTGGTAGAGCAAATACCCACGACTTCAAAGAGGGATCTGAAGTTCTTATCAGTGGTTTGGTAGGAAATCTAGCAGAACTAAACGGTGTTCAGAGAATTTACAAAGTTATCGAAGATGCAGATGGTCGTGCAAGAAGATTTGTTATTCCCAAGAAACTTCCATCATTTACAGATTCAAACTTTATTCCAGTTGCTGTAACAGTTACAGGATATTCTCATTATGTTTTACTATCACTTCTAAACTCACCAAACAATTTTGAAGCAACTCCATCACTTGGAAGAAGATGGCAAGATGCTACAAACTTAATTAAGAATAACGTTGAGTTTATTAAGGATGAAACTTATCTAAAAGTAACTGATGAGTTTGACGGTGTAAACTTCACAACATTCACTCAACCCGATCCAGCTAAGTGCCGTAGAGACATTGGACACTTTGTATATTCTATCGTTCAGGATTTACAATTTGGTAGTAACTTCAATGTTATTGAAGCAGCAAAACGTTATGTCCAAGGAACACAAATTGGATATATTGGTAATGAAATTACAGAAACTGTAAGAGCATTTGAAATCGCAAAGGATCTCTGTAAACTTGCAGTAAGAAACTGGCATACTGGAACTGGTGCATACTCAGAACCACAATATACTCCAGAGTATTCAGCACTTTCTTATTACACAGATACTACTGTAATCGAAGATACAACACCTACCCCAGGACCAAACACCTGTGCAGATGTTGTTGCTGCAGTTGATACCCTTGGATATCTCTTTGTTGATGTTATCACCAACAATGCTGCTGATAGATATCTAGATGCTGCTGAACTAATTGCTAGAAATGAAGAGTTAATTCTTGAAGAAACAATTGGTGCAGTATCTACACAATATCCAGATTTCTATATTCCAGATGATAATGTAGATCCAGAGGGTCATAGATATAAGGATGGTAGAAATCTCATCTACGCTAACTTCACCGAAATTGTAGACACGGCATATGATGAAATTGCTATTGTTCATCCATCATTTGTAAATCCAGATCCAGATAAGTGTAAGCGTGATATTGGATACGTTGTAAGAGCAACAGCTAATGATCTTTATAACGGCGGCAACTCAAACATTGTTCTTGCTACAAAATATTATTTTGACGCAAATGGTAATCCAATTAGTAATGGTTTAGTTGGAGAAGAAGCAGAATCTGTAACTGCTTTCAATAAAGCAAGAGATTTGATGAAGCAGGCAGTTTCAAACCAACTGACTGTCACTGATCTAACAGTAATCGAAGGTCCAGCAACTTATGGCGGTCTTGGCGGCGATGTCTCTAGAACTAGTTCTACTGCTTGTTCTGATGTTCAGTCTGCAATTGATACTTTAGTTGGTGTCATTACAGACGCTGTAACCAATGGAAACCTCAATAATCTCCCAACAGTTAACCTTGGAGATTACGTAGTAGCAGAGAATGTTTGTAAGAGAGACATTGGTTATATACTCCAGTCTCTAAGAAGAGACATGACACTAGGTGGCAACGCTGGTATTGTCACTTCTGGCGAGGCATATTTCACTGGAGGAGTTCTCACTGGCATTTCTCAACCAGAACTTCCAGTTACTAGATATGCCTTCGAGAAAGTAAGAGATCTTTGTATTCTTGCAGTAAGAAACTGGCACACTGGAACTGGTGCATACTCAGAACCAGTATACGAACCACTGTATTCTATCTTACCTCTGTATACAGATTCAACTGTCACAGAAGATACTACTACACCAACCTGTGCTGACGTTGTTTCAACGATCACAACATCATTTACAACTCTAGATGATATTCTTGCTGGTGGAGTTCCACCAGCAAAGACTTACGGAACTCTCTATAATACAGATTCCATCGAGAACGTTCCTGAACTTACGATGTATGATGCTGACGTAAAACGTGTCAACATCTTATCAACATATATGGATCTTCCTATTATTGAAGCATCTCCATATATTCAAAACGCTTCCGTTATTTCCTTTAAAGGTGGCGGCGGTTGTGAAATCGACGGTAGTAAGGTTAAGCAACCAAACTGCCCATTCCCAGGTCTAGATGCCAACGGTAATGCAGAAACTCCCAACCAGGGTAAATCCATGGTTGCTGCACAGTTTACCATCGTTTCGTTCAACGGAACTGGATATAAGATCGTAAACGATGGATACACCCAGTTGGTTTCGGTCTTCGTTCTATTTGCTAAAGATGGTGTTGTTGCAGAATCGGGTGGATATGCTTCTATTACCAACTCCGCTACTAACTTCGGTATCTATGCGCTAAGAGCAACTGGTTATAGAGAAGAGTGTTATTCTTTTGACCAAGGAACTGTTGTAAGCACAAATATTACTCCAAATGGTAGTACAATTCTTCGTGTTGGTGGTCTCGGAAGAGAACCTCTTGAGCACTATGTTGTAAAATTTGAAGACTTTGAAAACCAAGATTCAAATATTGAGTATTTCGTTGATAGCGTTTCTCAAGTTACAGTTGGTCCTCCTTTCACAGCATCTCTTTCATTGAACGCTCCTATCCTCATTCAGGATAAGGCAACACAAACTCCAGTTCTGAACGTAGACGATGCCACGATGGTTGGGCAGGTAGTCAAACTTCACAGACCATCTATTGTTAACTCTTCTTCCCACACTTGGGAATATGCTGGTTCTGGAACAGACTATAATGCTCTACCAGAAAACGGCGGAACTAAGATTGATGGATACGAACAAGTTTCTGAAAACTATGGTCGTGTTTATGTTTCTGGAACCGACGAACTTGGAGACTTTAAGGTTGGAACGTTCGCAAAGATTGAAAACAGAACTGGTAACATTACCTTTACTGGAACGGTTTCGATCTCTGAGGTTGAATTCCTCAAACTGAAAGGTGGTGACGTTGTTGTTACTGGTTTCTCTGCTGCTAATGACCTTGGTGGAGCATTTGCTAGCAACTCGCTGATTTCAACCCAGAAGGCAGTCAAGGATTACATCGGAAACAATCTTGGTCCATATCTAAACAAACCATATTCAACTAGTGCAGTTCCTAGAGCACTGGTTGAACTTACCGATAGTGGTAAGATTTCTCTAGACCAGATCCCAGCACTAAGACCATTCAGCATCTTCACAGTTGCTGATGAAGCAGAAAGACTTGCTCTAGAGGGTCCACTTGCTGGTGATATTGCAATTCAAGGAGATACTAATACATCATTCATTCTAGAGAATGATCTAACAAGTTCATATCTTGGAATTAATGTTGATGGCACTCTTGTATTCAATAACGGAGAACTTGTCACTGGTGATGTCAGTGGAGGTATTCAACAGGTTACTGATTATGTTGAAGGTATTGTTTATGAAATCCAAATTGTTGATGGTGGTTCTGGATACACCTCTGCTCCAACAGTAAGCATTGCAGCTCCTCCTAGTGGAACTGCAGCAACTGCAACAGCAACTATTGCTGATGGAAAGGTAATTCTGATCACAATTACAGAGAATGGTGGATATGTAGGTGGTCAAGGATACACAACCGCACCATCAATTAGCTTCAGTGCTCCTGGTGCTGGTGGAACAACTGCTTCTGCAAACGCACTTATTGAATCTCGTGTTTATGCAGATATTGTAAACAATATCAAGATTGAAGATACTGATGCAATTGAAGATCATGCTCCAACACCAAATCTAGTAAATGTTTTACGTGTTGTCAATACTTCAGCAGGTTTAGATACTAACTGGGTTTCTCTATCCACAACATCAGTTGCTGTTAATAACATCACTGGTCCTGGTAAAATGTCCACGACCTTGCTCGGTGATGGAGCAGCATCTTCGTTCACATTCCTTGCTGGTGATCAAACCTACAAACCAGTAACACAAACTATCAAAGCACTAGAAAATCGTTACTTCTTGAAGACGATTTCTGCTTCAAATACTCCATCACAACAGTTAGTTTTCAATGCCGACAGTCAACTACTGGTTGGACATGGATTAGTTGGATCTTATTTTGCAGAAGATACTACGATTTCTCAGATTGTCGTATCTGAAGGTGAAGCTACAATCACTTTAAGTACACCTATTCAGACTAGTGTTCCTTCTGGAGCAGTTATTGAATTTACTAGACCAGAATCTCCTCTTGTATTTGATGCTTCAAATGTAAAAATCAATTACATCGATAGAATTGTAATTGCTAACCCTGGTAATGGATACACTGATGGTGAATATTTTGGTGTTGACGTTTCTTCTGGTGGAGTTGGAACAGATTGTTTTGCCAATATCGTTGTTACCAATGGTGGTATTACCAGTGTTATTGTAACAGACGGTGGAACAAACTTTACTGATGACTATACTATTTCTCCAAACCCAACTATTCTTGGCACTGGCAACGGATTAGTTCTTGCAGCAAAGGTTGCTAATTCGGTCAAGAACAGTGGTATTATTGGAATGGACATCAGAAGAGTTGATGATAAAACTCTAGATGCTGATCCATATGGTAATGCTGGTATTGTTCGCTTCCTCAAGTCTGACACAGCAACTGGAAGAATTGGTCAGTTTAGATTTGTTTCTGGTGGTGGTGTTTACATTGACCAGGGACCAGATTCAAACTTTGACGCTGACAAACTAGATGGTCAGCATGGTAACTACTATCTTGACGGACAATACTTCATCGATTCTAGTATTGGACCTGCAAAACTTGGTAGTGGCACATTCAATATCTCTATCAGTGGTCAGTCTGGTAACACAATTCGTTTAAACACCCAGACACTTAACTCTGGAAACAGTGGTCTGCCAAATACTTTCAACGAAGGTATCACATCTGCATGGAAGACAAATCTATCCGATGGTCTAACAGATCCATATAGACCAGATGATCCAGATAGTGGATATCATGGTGTTATTACTTTCCGTCAGTTTGGCGAATCTAATGATGATACTGGTGGTGGTGTAAGGCAATTAGCATTCACTGATAAAAATAACCTTTGGATACGTGGATCTGGCGCAGGTGTTGCTACATGGTCTGACTGGAAAGTTATTTGGTCTGCTGCTAATCATGGCGCTGGATCTAATCTAGACGCAGACATCCTAGATGGTAGACAAGGAACTTGGTATCAAAATGCTAGAAACATCAATTTTGGAAAAATTGGTGCTTCTCATATGCCAGAGTTGTTTGACAACACTCACATTTATGAAACACTAAGCGTTAAGAACTACACAGGAAACTCCATCTTTGATGTTTATGTTTCTGGTCAAATCTTAAATACTTTCCCATTCCAAGTCAACGAAACAGTCAACCTATATGATAGCGATTCGCAAGGTGTTGGAACAGTATACATCCTCGATGTAATTACAGATAACACCAATGCAGATCCTACTGAACACTTTACCATCTTAAGAGTAAGACTTGATAACGGTGGATTTGGTGCTTCTGGTGCTATCAGAATTGGAACAGCTTCAATTAACGTTCCATTTGATGATTTCACACCAGCAACTTTGACAACTTATGAGTTGGCATCACTGACTGGTAGTGGTGGTCAAGCGGCACTAACACTTGGTGCTTCTGGTGTATCTGGTTCTCCAGAGATCTTGTTCAGATCTAGTGGTAATGATAATGTATATGATGTTTCGCTGGTTGCTACTGGTGGTGGATCAACTGGAAACGATGGACAGGGAGCACTGAATATCAATGCTTTTGGTCCAGATAGTCTCACACTAAACAACAACGTTGTTTGGAACGAAGGTAATGTTACTTTTGAGGTTGGACTATCTGGTGGATCTTACAACGGTGGTGTTGCAAACGGAACTGCTGTAATCAGAAATAGCAGCGGTAACTTCGCTGCTAACAACATTACAGCATCTCTAACTGGTGCTGCTTCACTGAACGTCCTGAAGTCGGGCGATACCATGACTGGTAACCTGACTGTTGGTTCTACTGCTACTGGTTCTACTAGATTTGTTCGTGTCTTAACAAACGATTCTAACAGAGCTGGTTTTGAAGCATACGGTAACAACCAAGGAACTGGTTACCTATACGTAGGTCAGTCAGGATCTTATGGTGGTGGTGTTTCATACAATGGTGATGGTTCACCTGCTTTTGCTTCTGGCGAAATTAACGACAATATTGCATTCTACAGAAAAGATAATGGAAACAACACTGTAGTATTCCAATATCCTTATAATTCAAACACAGTAACATTTACTGGTCGCGTTAATTCTCCAGAGGCGGTATTTGATGGTGGAAATAATAATGCATCTAATGACGCTACTGTTACAATCAGAGCATCTAACAACAATGATTGGGGTCTAAAAGTTGACAAATATAATGGCAGTGCAAATGAATATGGTGTTCTAATTGACGTTGGATCTGGTGCTTCATACGCTCTAAGAATTAGAGGTAATGATTCCGAAACGTTTAGAGTTAATGGTGCTGGTGCTATCTTCGGAACAAAACTAACACTTGGTTCTGGTGATATTGCTAGTGCAAGAAACGTTTCCTTGACTGGAAGCATTACAATGACAGGTAATTCTACCAGAATTAGGCAAAATAGCACATCTACTTGGAGTGGTAACGCTGGTAGTGGATGGGGTAAACTTGAGTATCACTCAAACAGATGGTATATTAACGCTGGTTCAAACAGCACCGAGGTTGTAAGATTTAGAAGAGGTGGAAGCAACGTTGGATACATTGATAACAGTGGTAACTTGTATCTTGGTGGTTCTAACACAGGAACCCTGACTGCTGGTGTTGCAAGACTAACTGGTAACAGTGACGGTATCATGATGGCTGGATCCGCTCCAACCATCACATTTAGAGATACCAACCACAGAACTGGTTACATCCACGTTAACGGCAACAGACTTTATGTTCTCTGTGGTGCTACAAACGCAAGCACTGGTGCATGGTCAGTTGTTGCTAACGGCAGATGGCCTGCATATTGGGATCTCACAAACAATAACATGGTTGCTGGTGGTAACATCGATGCTAGCACTGGTAATGTTTACGCAAAACAATTCAGAACATATTCTTCATCATTTGGAAATGGATCCCTTGGTAATAATTCCAATAACAACAACAACGTTCTTTATGCAAATAATGATCGTCAGTGGTTGGATAGTTATGGTGTTGTCAAAGCCAACAGACAATCAATTAATGAGAACATGACAATTCCAACATCAATGAATGCATGTAGTTATGGTCCACTCACAATTAACAGCGGACGCACTATATACATTGGCAGTGGCGCTACCTGGACAGTTCTTTGATAATCTTTAATAAATAGTCAATACGGAGTAATTAATAGTAATGAGCACTATCAAATGTAATGAGGTTCAAGCAGTGGATGGTAGGATTCTCCTAGCATCCACTGGATCCATTGTTCAATGTGTAACAGTAAGAACTGACACTAGAGCATCATTTTCAGCGCCAAACTCTGGCGGTGGAACTAGAATTACACAGTTAAATTTGACTATCACCCCAAGACACAGTAGTAACATTATTATTTGTAAGTGGATGATTAATGGCGAGTTTAACAATGAAAACGCAGTATTTACTGTTCACCAGAATAATTCATTGCTATCCACTGGAAAGAATGCTAACAGTAATAGCAGATGGTCTGGTGCTGCTGTATCAGTCTATGATAGAAACAACAGTTCTACACCACAGAATACTACAATTTTCTGGTCTGGAACTGCTGGTTCAACATCATCAAGATCTTATAGACCAGCGGTTAGAAGTTCTAACAGTGCTAATAGAACCTTCAGAATGAATAGATGTTGGTCTAGTGGTAATAATGGTCAAAACGCATATGAAATTACCGTATCATCTGGAGTTTGTTGGGAGATTGCAGCATGAGCACGCTTAAAGTAAATGCCATTACAAATATCAGCAATAAAAGACTTCTAGATAATACTGGAAATGTTGTTCAGGTAATTCACGCAAGAACAGATGCTAGAAGTAGCTGGAGTTCTCAGAATAGATATATTTTTCAACCAATTACTTCTTTAAATATAACAATTACCCCCAAACATCCAAATAATATTATTGTTGTTCAAGCAGAACTTTTCTGCGAAGTTCATCATGATAATGTTATGACTATCTTGCGTGACTACGGAAGAACTAGAAGCTTGGGTTATGGACAAACAGAAAACCGAGCAGATAATTATAACCCCAGACACCAAGGTATGGTCGCTGGAGATTACACTGGCGGTGATAACAACTCAACTCCAAGAGTTTACTTCTTACAAGGTGTTTGGAGAGCAGATACTCATTCTCAAGTTAGATTTACTCCTGGTGTTAGATCTGCTGGAGGATCCAATCACACATTACGTTTGAATAGAACCCTTGGTTCTGGTAATAATGGACAAAATAGTTATGAGATTGGATATTCATCCATGGTCGCATATGAGATCACTCAAGCATAATAATCATGTCACTAATTAAAACAAACACAATTCAGACAACAAACGGAAAAAATATCCTGACTAATACTGGTCCAGTCATCCAAGTACAAACTGTGATGACTGACCGCAAGAATTCTATTGCTTCACCAAATAGTGGAAATGGAACTCCACTTAGAGATCTCACAGTCGGTATTACCCCAACTGCATCTTCTAGTAGACTTATTGTTGAGTTTATGATTTGCGGAGAATTGCACCAAGACAACGTTTGGTTAATCCATAGAAATGGAGGTCTAGTCACAACTGGAGGTGAGCAAGGCAGAAATTCCACAAACAATAATAGATGGATGGGATATGCCGCTGCATGGTATGATAGAAATGAAAACTCTACACCATCCACATGGTATCTACTCTATCATTGTATTGCTAATACAACATCTTACACATACTTCAATCCTGCTTGCAGAAGTTCTAGTGGTGGTAATTATAATTTCTACCAAAACAGAACACAGGGTTCTTGGGGACAAGATAACCATGAAACCACTATCTGTTCAGCAACAATTTGGGAAACACTTAGACCATAATCAATATAAATAATACGCTGGAACACTGAGAAAAAATGATCAGAAGAACTACACCACCCCCAGATCTTGCGGATGCCCTACATGAAATGTATCCAGATGGAGCAATGTTCTCGGTAGACGAGAATGATGAAATTACGTGGTATGAGGATAATACTCATCCACAACCCGCAGATGCAGATGTTCATGCAAAACTTGCAGAGATGACTGCGGAATGGAAAAAATTAGAATATCAGAACCTAAGAATTGGTGAATATCCAGAATATCACGAGCAACTGGATATGATTTTCAACTTGGGTCTTGATGGTTGGAGAGAAAAAATCCAAGAGATCAAAGATAAGTATCCAAAACCAGAATAATAATCTTACTACATTATGATCATAGTTGATAATTGGTATGATGATCCTCATGGGATCAGAGAACTTGCTTTGTCTAAATTTAAAACAGAAAACCAACCTGGAACTAGAAAAAAGGATAATGGATTTGAATCTTATCCTGGGACTAGAACCAAAGCATCTTTAGAAAATCTCATTGAGAATAAATCGAGAATGGAACGTCATATGGAACGTTCCATAGATCCAACCATGTGGGCTTTCTCCTCAGCACTTGATAGAGAAATACCTTTGGAAGAAATGGAATTTGATTTTTCAGAAATGAAAGCCCGTGTTAAAGGAACAGATATATACCCAAATCTGTTTTACGGTATTTCAAATGGTTGCTTTCAATCATGCAGTGAAAAGTCAAAGATGTGGATTCATGCAGACGAGATTAATACGTTCGCTGCTGTGGTATACTTAACACCAGATCCCCCAGAAGGAACTGGGACTGGATTTTTTAAAAATAAAAGAACCAGTTTATCTGTAGAACCAAGATTAAACCCAGTAAGATACAAACCAGAAGAAGCTTCTGATTTTGATCAATGGGAAATGGTTGATTATTGTGAAAATGTTTTTAACAGATGTGTTATTTTTAACGCAAAACAATATCATTCTGCAACCAAGTATTTTGGAACCACATTAGAAAACTCAAGATTGACACAGGTATTTTTCTTTGATATAAAATCGGACAAATTTAGATTGCAGCGAAGATAATTATGATTACAAACATTTTTCAAATACCAATCGGAAAATATTCGATTGAGGATTGGGATACCTTGAATAAGACATACGCACTTTCGCAGTATACAAATTCTTTTATTGAAGAAATTAATAAAGATGGTAGAGATGGGGATAATCTCTATACAGATTTTCAAGCAAACTTAAAGTTCAATAGCAGTCCTCAGTATCTACAGAATATGCTGAGTATTATTACACCAACTGGACAAAAATTCTTTGATGAAGTTTCAAATCTAATTCCAGAATTGGCAAGTGTTGATTGGACAGTCAATGGAGCATGGTTTGAGAAGTTAGATAACAATCAACTCCATGGAGTACATAACCACGGATCTCTTGGATTTAGTTGTGTGCTTTACATTGATTTTGATGAAGAGAAGCATCTTCCGACAACGTTTGTTTCTCCACATGGAGATTATATTGGTGGTGTAACTC